TTGATTAACAATGCTTGTACACATTGTTTCAATGTCAGACCAACTATAATAATGTTTCTTAATCATAGTTTTTTATACTCCATTTCAGTTTTAATTTCATCACCTTGTTTGTCAACGGCAATACTTAATGCTAGTGTTTGTATATCGTCTATTAATCGTTTACAAGTTTCGTGATCGTAATCTTTACCAGATATCTCTGCAAATTCATTTCTTAATCGATGTACTAGTATAGCTTTGTCTTTCATAACTTCAATTCTTCGTATAAGGTCTTCAACTGTATGAAGCATATTAATTATCTCTTTCTTTTAATTTTCCATTCCAGTCTTGTTTAACCATTTTATATACCATTTGAAAATTTTCATATGACTTTTCTAAGGCAGGATATTCCTTTTTCATTTCTAATACATCATCTAAGAATGGAAATCTATCAATCCACTCAGTGCCTAAACTATCAATAGTTATATTATAGTCAGGCAATACTATAGTCGACGTATCACTTGTAATTGTTATAGTATTATCGTGATCAATTAATGAATTTGCATAATCAATAGACACTGTTACGTCATCTTTAACACTATCAAAAAATTCAACATCAATAGTATTATTAGTAAGTGTGTGCGTATCGATAATAAAATTGTCTTTAGAACTCATTTTTATACCTTTCCAGTTTGTATTGATCAAGGCACATGTCTTCAATAGTTTTAGTTAGTGTAATGTGCTTTGATAAGTTATCAACTATACTTATAACTGCATCTCCTTTGCGTCTAGATGTTTCGATTATCTTAAATTCTTTGCCTGTAACAATCTGCATTGTATCAAGCACTTCTTTAACACTGTATCCTACATTACTTCCTAAGCATTCATACGGAGTATTAACTGGTCCATTGTTAACAGCATTTAATATTGCATTTGCTAAATCAACTATATGAACATAGTCTCTTATACATGTTCCGTCACGAGTCTCATAGTCAGTTCCGTAAATTTCTACATAGTCTCTTTTTCGTGCAGCACATTCAGCAGCAATACGTATAAGATGGGTTGGACTTCCAAGTTGTCTATTAACTCCGTCTGTACCGCTAACATTAAAGAATCTAAAAATAGTATAACCTTTGGCTTTTTCTTTAATTACATCTTCGGCACCTACTTTACTAATTGCATATGGTGATGCCATTTCCCATGCACTGCTTGTACTTGCAAATAGCACATGGTCAGTACCGACATGATCTATAAGATTTGCTGTACCCATTATATTAACACGATAGTATTCTGTAGGATTTAACAAACTATATGGAACAATACTCATTCCTGCAAGATGAATAACAGCATCATATGATCCCCAGCAATGCTCGGTTACATCAACTTTATAGAATTCATCACAGTATGCATTTATATTATTGTATTCTCCATGAATGTTAATATCCCAGCCAGTAACATAATGACCATATTCTTTTAGTAGCCTGCATACATGACTACCAATATAACCTGTTGCTCCTGTAACTAAGATCTTCATAGCCCGTCAAACAAATCTAATTTTTGTTGTGCCATATTGTATAGAATTTTAAATTTATCACCAGGAATACGTATTTGCCAATTTTTACAATCTTCCTTAGTCTTCTTCTTCTTAGGACGATTACATTTTTCAAATATTATATTTCTACATTCACTACGAATGTATCTCTTTCTATCTCCATTAATAAACTGTTGTCTACAATCATTAAATGCAGTTTCAATCAAATGACTTACATGAGTATCTTTGCTCCATTTAATATTCACATGTTTGGTAACTACACTAAATGTACTACTTACCTCGGTATAGCACCATTCTTCCATCTTTTTTGATATATCATTATTAGTCCAATCGCAGTCTAAAATATGTTGTTCTGTAGTAGTTCCTATAGTATGGGCACTTCTAGATTCTTTTTTACGACTTTTAATTTCTTGCCCAGTTGATAAGTCTGGGCCTTTTTGATTCTGGGTAGGAATATGGTTTTGATCAAATTGTTGTTGTATCCATTGTCCTCTTTCGCCGTCGGTTAGAGTTTCAGGAACTTGTTCGCCTAATAGCCAATTATCTTTAACAGATATTAAGTTTACCTTAGTCATTAGTACTTCCTTTTTGCTACTTCGTCTCTATAACGATTACTATCACGATTCCATTCTTCGCCGTTGCCTTGCATAATATCTATATAACGATCAATAGTAGAACTAGTCCAATTACTAATTTTACCTATGTCTTTGTGTGGTGCTGCTAGCAATACTTCAAGTTTATCAGTTGCATCGTCTTTACTCCACGGCACATACATACGTGTATGGTCGTTTGCAAAAATTTCAGGAAAGCTACGATATGCTGGAAATAATACATTTGCACCTAGTGCATCTGCTTCGCTTACAGTATTACTAGTCCAATCTTGTAACGCACAATTAAACAATACTCTACTGTCATTTACAATATTATAGTATTCATTCTTTTTAAGATTTTCATAAATTTTAAGAACACCACGTGCTTCTAATTCTCTAGCACGAGTAATATAACGTTGATTGTTACTGCGTAATGGACCGCCTTGTAGTACAGCAAATTCAATATCAGTATCAGCAAAGTCTTCTGCAATATCCATATAAAAGTCAGGTTGTTTCTCTTGATCAAACCTTGCAGTAAACACAACACGTTTTTTACGACTAGCAAATGATAATCTATTTACACGTTCTTGTACTTCAATTTTGTCAAATGCAAGTCCGCTAATATTATAGATTGGTGCTTTCCAGTTTGCAATTTTCATGTTAGCAACCATTTCTTCGTTGCTTGCTAATACACCAGTAACAAACTCGTTACACATTTCTTCATACAAGCTCATCCATTTACTCATACCCCAAACATGTACAAAATCGTCTGGGTCAACAGTTTGTGCTAAACAACGTATCCATACTTGTGGTTGATCTTTGATTGGAATTTGGTCCATAATGTAAGGAAGACTTTCCATTCCGGGTTGAAACATATCTTCAAAGAAAATAACATCGTTTCCAGTTACTTCGCCGTTGCGCATCATTTGTACTAGGTTCATCATTTGCGACATTGCAAAGTACGAACGACCATGCGCATCTAGTACCTGTCCTACTTGTATACTTTTAGTATTATCTATAGTAGTACCAGGTACTATAACGTAATCAATCTTACGTCTTTTAAAAGCACGTTCGCTCCATTCTTGTAATTGTAATGTATATCTACCTTCATAAGGCTCTAGGCCCATGTAAAATAGTTTTTTCATTATTTTTTGCCTTTGTTGCGATTTTTAGCTCGTACCCAATTTTTGTATTTTTGATACGCCTGCCACACACGAGCGTCACTTTTATAAAGATCTGCTTCATTAAAAGGATAACCTTCAGTTCGACAAAAATTATGAAGATCTTCAAGATCATTAAAAACTTTATTTACTACCGGATTGGTGATAGTCATTGTAACTTATTCCTTGTATTATTGGTATTCAATTTGACAGCCGTTTTCATTGTCTTCAGCGACATTAATAACAACAAATCGGCCAGGATATTTGTTGTTAATCTGTAAGTACAAGTCGTCTGCAATCATTTCACATGACTTGTAATCAAGTTGTAATAGGTCTTCTTTGTATAAATTTTCTAACCAACGTTTGAATTGAATAAATTCAATATCACGATCGTTGTGTGTTACTTGTATTTGCACTTTAAAATGAAATGTATGTCTATGTGGATATCCTAAGAAACTTACATCATACTCGTCACCTGTTGCTAGTTCAGGATCATCAAGTGCTGCTGGATATTTGTGTATACCTTCTTTGGTAAAGGTAACCCAAATACTACGTTTTGCATTATCGAGTGCATTTGTCATTTTAGCGTTTTCCTCTCTAGTACGCCGCTTCATATAGTTATAATACGATTCTTGTGTCATTTTGTCAAGTAATAATTGTATCACTAGTGTATTTAGACCAATCTGTAAAAACAGCTTTTTCTTTTAGGTCGTGCATTCTATGCACCCATACACCAGGATTGCTTGCATCAAAGTCTTTGTCGTCAATTTTAACACATGCATTGTATCCAAGTTGACTTGCATATGGTATTTTAACACTAATCATAGGAATAAACCGATTGTGTTCTGTTAGTCCACTTTCAAGAAGACCTTCAACTTGAGCTACATCAACATCAAGTGTAACCCAATATTTTTTATTAAGTAATGGAAATGCCATTTCTTCCCAAGGTTTCCATTGTTCCTCAGTATTATCTGTAACATTAAAACTCATGTTAGCACCTAAATATATATGCTTACATCCCTGTTCTTCTGCTGTAGATATTATTTCATCTGTGTCTTTAATACCTACTACAAATAATGTACGTTTTCCAAATTGTGGAGTATGTTCTACTTCGTTGCCAACGAAGTATTGTACATCTTTTTGTAAGCCTTGATCATATATTCGTTCCATACTACTAGTGATATCCATTAACTTTCATTCCATCATTAATTAATTGTTTTTCAATTCTGTAAATTTCATCTTTAAGCCATAGTTTTTCAGTTTTTAATCTTCTAACTTCTTCGGTAATACTAGTTAATTCGATATTTTTTATTTCATTATCTAGTATTCTATGTTTTTTACGCAGTTCCTCTAAATGAGCTAATAGTTTTTTTTGGTCCAAACTGGTGTCTCCTAATCAAATAGTTCATCAAATTTTGCTTCAGCGTTAATTGTTTTCTTGCCAATTTTTAATCTAGTTCCGATAATATGTGTCCAAATACTGTTTGATTGCGTATCAGTTCCGTACTTATTAATGACATCAAGACTTTTTTGTCTATCATTTTGTGCAAAAATTTCATCAGCTATGTCTCTGAACTTGTGTTGAGCAAGTGGAGTATCGTAAACCATCATATAAGGATATTCACCTTTGTCGTATAATTCGTTAGCACGTTGAGTACTTTCAATGTGCATCCATACATTATGGCCCATTTGTAGTGCATAGCTAAATGAATCCCAACTTGTAGAATCTTTCTTGCGTACAACAGGATTACCTCTGTTATCTAGTATTTGATTGCCGTGTTTATCAATATCAATATCGCCAGCCTTGACTTTAGGATGACCAATTTTATTTTTATCACCTTCGGCATAGAAACAAATATCATTCATTTTACAATGTTGACTAATTGGCGATTCTTCAAATGCTGCAAGTATACCTTCTTGTACAATAGCATTACCAAATTGTCTTGTGTCTGAAGAATATTTTAATGCATCAGCACCTGGTGCCATCATATAACTCCATTTACCTTTATGTTCTGCCCGAATAGTATGATAAATTTGTCCATTAGCAGTTGCTAAGAAAGGACTAGCACAATCGTATGTAATCATAAAATTCTTATTATGATATTTACGTACTGCACGTTGTATATCAGTAAGCAAAGTAGCCCACTCAAGTTTACTTGTACCTAAGAAGTGCATTACATCATGTAATCCTTCTTCAAGTAATCCATCGTGTATCATGTGTACAAGTCGTTTTAAAATAAGATGAACATCACACATATTTTGTCCGCCCATTGCCCATCCATCAAAATGCGTATCGGGATATACCTTAGGATCACAATAGTCTTTAAACTCTTGATACCAACTTTCTGCATTAGTATGATTACTACCTTGCAGTACATTTAACACTTTAAAGTTGCCACGTCTATTATTCATGTAATATCTTGCATTAATATGGGTTGCTGTAACAGCATCGTCATAACTCTTAATATTACTTGCTTCTGAAGCTTTAGGATCCTGGAATGTCCAAGTTGGAATATCCAACATCATTCCATAATCCATATATTCTTCCATCCAATTAACAACTAGTTCACGCTTCTTCATTGCCTTCGGGCATGTTTCGCTGGTCCAGTCGCCTTCCCAAAGTCCTTTAGCAATTTGGAAACCACCTGAGTCGCCTAGCAACCAAGTGTTTTCTCTATCACGATTGCGAACCATATCTTCTTTTTCGCTAAACTTATTTGTATCTAATTCAGCATGACCTGCTGAATAGAGCGCCCACTTATAGTGGAACGCTCCTTCTTTAGAATTTAGGAAGTTCATTCCTTCCATTCCGTTTAATCCGCTAGGAATACGTATAGGATCAACATAATCACTAAATCGTTGCTTGCCTATAAATGTAGCATAAAATCCACTTATACTAGGTAAGAATACAGCATAATCGTTTTGTGTTTGTGTTAAGTTTGTTTTCATTATTTTTGTTGCGCCGGCAAAATATAATCGTACTTTGCCATACCGCTATCAACACTAATGGTCATAGCACCTTGATCAGTAATACTTAACTTTTTATTACCATCTAGATTAAGAATAGCTAGTGTTTGCGACACAGGCCAAGACCATGTGTGTGTTAATTTACCTTTAATATCATGTTGGAACGTAAATGTACCTGCATGTGTGTTTAAGTCACCAAAGTAAAAATTTAGATTGTTATCTTCTGTTTTTACTTGAAATACGGTTTCTTCAGCATGTGCGCCGGCCATTAGTTTCATTCTAGCAATAGAACTTACACTTGGCTCAATTTCAACATCGTATGTGTTTACTTTAAATTTAACACTTTTAAGTTTTTCGTCAATTACAGTTTTACTCATAAATCTATAATCATTTTGAAAGTCGCCACTTTTGTTTTCAAAGTGGATGTGTGTTGGAATAACTTCTCCATTGCGAGAGTCTTCAACTACTTCAATATTAGAATCTGTTTCGTATTCAGGATTCTTTAGATGATATGATAGCTTTCCTAAGTCAGGCATTCCAAATGTGCCACTAAACTCAGCTACATTATTATGTGCAATTGCAGATAAAATTACACTTCTATCATCTGCCATTGATTCAATATTAGTATCTTTGTCAGTAGTTACTTTTAAAGTTGTAATAAATCCTAAAGAATGCGTATGTGCTACAATATCTTTTAGTATGTCGATCATGTTGTTCTCCTATATCTCTTTTATTATATTATACATTTTATGTAAAGTCAAGTGTTTTTCTTACAAACTCGGTCTCTTAAATCAGTTGACGAAAATCGATGATTACGATGATTAAAATACAATTCTATTCCTAACTTTTGACAAGCATCTTTACCAGTAAAATCTTTATTTTTATATTCATCACCAAGAATACGAACATTAATTGGATACATTTGTAAAATATCAATTAAGTCTGATTCTGTAGCATAGCATATAATTTCATCAACGTATCTTACAGCAGCAAGTTGGGTGTAGCGTTCTACTACAGTTTGTATAGGTGCATTTTTTTCTTTTCGGTCAACGGATGGATCTATTTGTAATCCGCATATTAAGTGTTCACATTGTGCTTTAGCTTCACGTAACATACTAATATGTCCAGCGTGAAGTAAATCAAATGTTGAGGCTGTAAATCCTACCTTCATTTTAATCTCCAAAATCAAATAAGCTTGAAAAAGTATTATGTCTTTTAGTATCTTCTAGTGGATAATTAAGTACTCCAATTAAATTATCTAGTTTATTATCAATAATTACTTCGGCCATTGCTGAATCATCAAATGGAAGTTCTTTAAACCATTCCGGCATACGTAATTCATCTGTTGGATATGCAACACTTGTATAACCTAGTGGATTAGCTTTTAGTTTACAAACAATAACTTTCATACCGTCAACAATCTCTTGCGAATACTTGTCACCGTTCATACGTTTTAGTGTGTTCCAGTTAATGCTTGCTCGAACATGTCCAGGCATGTTAGCTCTACCTTGCTTCTCTTCTAAGCGGCGATAGTGTCCAACTTTGTTTGCACGTTTGGGAGATCCTTTCTCCCAACCTGGTCTTTCGTTAAACTCCAAACGAAACTGAGTAATTCTTTCAAGCACATCAGCTTGTTCAGCATCAGTAAGTACCATAAGTAACAGTTCGCTTAAAAATTCTTGCATAAACACAGGCGTATCTGATCTACGCAAGTCTAACCCCATTGCTTTTACTTTGCCTTGTTTTCCGTCTGTATCGCTGCGAAATCCTTCAATGTCGTATACTAATGCTGCATAACGTTTCTTAGTAATATACAATCCACTTTGTGCAACAATTTCTCTAGCTGCTGCAATAACATCGCTACGACTTTTTGGACAGTGAAATGCTTGTAGCATAAAACTTGGAAAAGTAGTATTAGCAGCTTCGCATACTTGATCATATAATGTAATTACATTGTCTTTAGACCAAGGAATCTTTCCAGCATCAATATCATCTTTGAGTGTAGGGTATGCACTAAAGTAACAAGAGTCAGTATCGCCATATATCATTGCTTTACCTACATGGTCATATTCACCTGTAATAGTCTTATTAACTTCTGCACTCATATGCTTAACAATAGTACGACCAGTTAGTGTTGTACTTTGTCCAATGCGCTTGTCAAAGAATCTACAACCTGGATTAAGGATAGCACCATACAAACTGTTTAAATTAATCTTCTTAACTAGTTGTCGTTTGTCCCAATACTCGGTCTCTGCTGCATTACCTGCATCTTTTGCTTTTTTTAGCATCTTCTGCAAGTCTTTACGTTCGCTATACCAACGTTTTAGTAGTCCTGGAATAACACCTTCAAACTCTGTTGTAAATATTGTTCCATTTGCACTTAGCATCCACGGTCGGTTGCTGTCAAATATTGCATTATATATTTCTGCACCACTTAATACTTCAGTATTACCATTTTCAAACTCAACAGTAAGTGCAATGTCCTTACGCTTTTCCATAACTGCTTCGTATTCCTCAGTAGCAAAGCGTCCTTCCCAACTACCTGCAAACGATTTTTTCTTAAGAGTCATGTCTTCGTGTACACGAGCATTACTTATTTCTGGACGTATTTGTCCTATAACTGTCTCGGGTGCCATATTTAATGCACGAATTACGCTAGGATATAGTGAGTTCAAATCCATAGACGCAACCCATTTGTGCAAGCCCTTCTTTGGAAATGCAACATATGCGCCTGCTGCCTGAGTGGCTTCATCGTCACGTTTCTTACGATTAGGAACTTGCAATCCACGATAATGTGACTCATTAACAATAGCCTGTTCTGTAACAGCAACCGCTCCCATAGTTGTTTGCAACAACACTGTATTCGCATGAGCAAGTTCATTACTTAGATCAATAAAACGTAGCTTCTTATCTAGTTTGTCAAGTAATGCAGTATCTTGGATGTTATATTCAATAAACTTTCTAAAGTCATTGTTGTATAATGAATCTAACGTACCTTCGTATGGTACCTTATTTTCACCAACTTCAACTTCGCCAATAGCATCAAGTCTATATGTATGACGCTCTTCGTATGTGTATTTACGATACAAGTTCAAACTGTCTAAATGTACCCGCCCAACTAAATCAAATGTTTGACTGGTCTTGCCATACTTTTCGTATTCTCTTTTTCTAGGCAATTGTCCCCATAGACAAAATCGTCTTGTATCATCTTTACTAAGTACACGACTAGTTCTATTTACAGTGTACGGAATATCGTAACCTTCGCTGTTCCAACCTGATAAAATGTCAGCATCTTCAATTAATGTTAAAAAAGTGTCAATCATTTCACTTTCTTTTTCAAACAACATTACATTATCAATACCTTCAAGTTCGGCTTTAGCTTGATCCATTGTAAGGGTCTTTGGCGGTACAGCCAAGCATATCATTGTTTCTAACCATTGTAGATAAACTGATATTGAAGTAATTGGCATAAACGGATCACTAGGATCAGCAAAGCCTCTCTCTGGATCAAAATCAGTTTCAATATCAAAAAAACAAATGTTTAACTTTGGTGCATCTTGATTAAGATAGTTTTCACTTAAACATTGAAATATAGGATTAATGTCGCTTTCAAATAATTCTTTATCTCTATTAATTGCAACTTCTTTACGAAAGTCTTTAGTGTTTTTACATACTACCCGTGTTAGTGGGTCGCCATAGATACTCTTGTACTTTCCTTTAACATCTTTATAGTAGAATGTATATTTAGATTGATATTCTCGGTACAATCTCTTACCGTCTTTACGTTCAACTACTCTAATAATATCAGAGTCTCTGTCGAAATAACCATCGACGTATGCCATTTACTCTCCTAAATACTTATTAATTATGCGTCAGAATCGTAACCGACTGTTGCAACAATAGTCTCAAGATCGTCAAATTCGTCTTTTACTCTATTCCAGTCACGTTTTTGTGCAACTTTAATTGCTTTGTTGATCAAACTAGGTTTAATATTTAGTTCTTCGGCTACAGCCTTAACAGTATCTTTTAAAGAAGATTGTAAATCTTCTACTTCTTGCATTACGCTAACTGCTTCGCTTACAAGTCTTTCAAGTTTTGCCTTTTCGTCGACGCCATATACACGGTCGCTCATATAGTTCCTCCATTAGTTTAAATTAATTATATAACATAGTTTAGTAAATGTCAATGTTTTTATTTAACAAACGCACCAATACGTCCGTGTATGTCTGGATAATCTCTATATGTATATCCAGAAGGAGGAATTATACATTCTCCTTCCCATACTGGTATAAATTCATCAATGTTGCCATCAAAGTCTTCATTATGTCTAAAGTGAATTTCTATTACTTTGTTATCTATGTATTCAACATTAATCCATTTATGATGTGCAAATGTACGCAGTTCAAATGGTAATGGAATATCGTCATTGGTGCGTACCCATTTATTCCAATGAATAAATGTATCTGATTCTTTGTGGCCTTCGACACACAACTGCTGTACGCCGTAACGATAATCAACACTTAGATGTATTCCTTCAAACCATTCACACCAAAAATGTCCAATAGGCAGATGCATTGTTTCTTTATCTAGCCATACTTGCTGTGCGCCTAGACCTAATCCTAGCATGTTAACACATGGTCGTACAATATAAACACCAGCTACTGGAACATCTAAACCAGTAGGTCCACAATTGTATCCTAATTTACGAGACAGTATTAGTTTGTCTAACGCCCACAATTCGTTAGCATTAATATTACGCCATACATAATCTTCAGCACTATCGTCCATGCATTATTTATACTACCATTTTTCGGTTGCAGTTATTACAGATCGTTTTTGACTGTCGACTGCATCTTTTATGCGTCTTAATTGATTAAGTTTTGCATGCCGTGGCGATGAAACTGATCTAACACTATTAAATGTTGAATTATTATATTCTTGGTTAAACGCTTCAACAATTAATTTATCCAATACTGACAAATCATGCAGACTCAAATCACTTATCTTACTTACCATTATATGCTCCTTAATACTTGACGTATTTACATAATAGTTACATGTTAGGCGCTAACATTGACAGTTATTGTAGTTTTTTTAATTTTTTAGATAACTTGGTTTTATATGCAGTTATAGCCGATTCACTCATAGTAACCATTGGCATGTCAGCCTCGGACATACTAGACTGATCATAATCTATGCTATGATAAACTGAACTAATATAATCAGCTGATTTGGTAATTTTAGCCTGTTGCCATCCTTCAATACCTTCAGCTTCACTCACATGCTTTAACATTTCGTGTAGCTTAATAGCATATTTTGCAAGTTTGTACAAGTCAGCTCTTGCCATTTGTACTTCATGATCACGTTCTACAATATCGGCCATACTACCAAGGCCTTCGTTTGTTAGTTCTGTTTCTATAAATGATTTACTTTTATCTACCTTTATCTCAGTCGGTCCAAATTTTTCCATGCTGCTTTCACTCTCTACCCAGTTACGGAACTTGTTAAACATGTCAGGCTCCATAACAAATTGTTTTAGCGCAGGACGATATGCTTGTAACATTTTTTTAGCAAGAGGTTGGTTGTTACGTGCTCTATCGGTTAAAAAGTTCATTATATTACGATTATCAATTGAAAAGTACTTTATAGTTTTTTCAGGATCTTGCCGACCTTTGCCTTTTGGTTCTACGTGTCCGAACGGAACACGTTTTTTGCCTGGGTCACCGCCGCCTGGATTTTCAGACTTTTCGTCTTCGGGTCTATATTTTACTTCAACTTTTTCAGCATATGCTTTGCTACTTAAAGTATCTAAAGCTTTGTCAAGATGAGGAAATACTTTTTCAGCAATTCTAGAATTTTCAATATATAAAACTAATTTTTTAGGTATTCTAGTACCTTTAAATAATGATCGAACAGCATCTACAATAGCTTTATCAGTATTTAAATTCATAAATCTTACAGTGTCTTTGTCAACATCTTTTACATCCATTGGATTTTGTCTAAATCCTGCATAGGCCATTAATTTACCTTTGCCTTTATCCATAGTTTGTATTTTTTTAGCTCTGAATCGCATGTACATTATGCCATCGTTGTCTTCATCTAGGGTTGTGTGTATTTCACTGCTCATAATCATTACTCCTACAGTTATTTATCTTTTTAGAGTTGTGCCTGTGAATAAGTTTGTATTCTTATTTAATGCATTATCAGTTGGTTTTTGCATTTTAGGTTTCTTTTTACTTCTTGCTACTGTAGGATTAGCAACACTAGCAACGGCACCTGCCGAAGTTCCACCTGATGTAGCAGTTTCGTTTGTAATTTCGTGTATCTTCATTGGATTAACCTTTATTGTTCTTAGGGTATACAACTTTTCCAATAGGTGATTCGATTTGAAGTATACGTGTTTTGCCTTTAAATTTTACATCTCTATCAATTCGTCTTGCAGCTTTTCCTGATTCTATACCATGGTTTTTTACATCAGGACTAACCTGTCTCATTAGTTTAGCTAATAAGTCTTCCATAGTTTCTCTAAATGTTTCGTATGCATCGTATTGAATTGCATTCCAACGATCTCTTGCATCATCGTTTTCACCAGCATTTTGAAGTAATTTTATTGCCATTTGTTTTATTATTGGCTCTGCTGCTTTGCGTGTTTGCGATTGTCTGTTTAATATACGCATAGTTTCGTATGTGATCTTAGTTGCTGCATCATCTATGTTTTTGATCATCTGATCTGCTGCCCACCCTTGGTGAGGATAACTTAGATCGGAATACCGATCTGGTTCAGGTTCTGGGTCGTCGCTAAATGGCCTTGGCTCTTTTCCTCTTGCAGGCGCCTTTTCTGACATAGTAACCATAACCTTTTGTGATGCACGACTAATAGCAGCTACTAGGTCATCTTCGTCAATGTCAGCTGATCCTTTTACATACTGTATTGTAACTAAAGCCTTTTCGCCTCCGTGTGATCCAACTGCTTCGTCAGCAATAGTTTCTGCAAACTCTCTATTATGAGCAACATATACTCCGCCCATACTTTCTGTACTTGCACCATATGTGTCTGCACTGTATGTTTTCTTAGGAGGAGTTGCTAATAATCCATTTTTTAGTATACTACGCACTAAGTTGGTACTAGTACCGTGATACATTATTTCTGTACGCTGCTGTTGACGTTCATTTAAATGTACAAATATTATTTCTGAAAATCGCATTAGGAAGCGCCTACTAATTTACCACGTAGAGGATGTTTGGTTTCGCCACTTCTACTAACCTTTGATTTCTTAGGCATAGGATCAGATCCTTTTGCATGATCGGCATGTTTATATTCACTTTCGGCGTGCATAGCTGCCATATGCTTTTTGTATTTTGCAGTACCTTTTTTATGCGGACTTTTACCTTCGTCAACTTTGTTCCACATTCTATCGCCAACTTTTTCAAAGTATCTTTTTATTACAACTCCGCCAAGAATGAGTGCAACTGCCATTCCAATTTCAAATTTATTTTCAATTAACATCTGAGCCATTTCTTCACCAATTTGGCCTTTAACCCATTCCCACCCTTGATCAATTGCTGCAAGTGCAGCAGCACCTGTTGCTAGTTTTGTACCAAATTTACGCAATACCCATTTAAGAAACGGCCACGCTCCTTTTGCAATTACCCACCGTAATACCCAAATAGCTGCCACAACTGGTAATGCTTCGTCAACTCGTTGTTCGGTAATTTCTTTAATTTTCATCTTTGCCTCCGCAAGCCAGTGATAACAGTTGATCTTCCGTATTGTGCTATTAGTATTGCTCTTGCTGATTGTATTGTTCTTGCACTAACCTGTACAGGAATTGTTTGAGAATAAAACTTCTGTTTAACCTTTACATACGCTGTAAAGATACTAAACCCACCATTAACTTTAATTTCTCTTAATAACATCTAGTATTTATTCCAATCAAAGAGTTTATGTTTTTCTTTTACAACTTCGTTTAATGTGTGGCCACCTTCGATTATTGCCCATTCGCTAGCAGTATAACGTACTTCTTTTACTTTACCGTTTGTGCGTAGGAAAGGAGGAACCCCGTTTTTTGTTACTTTATGACCAAGTTTGTTGGCTTCAATTGAAGTTTGATTAACACCTACATCAACTGTGGTATTAACACCCTTTACAATACGTCCAACAGCTTCATCTAAGTCATTTATTTTCATATTGGTTTCTCGCCTGTTAAATGAGGCTGACTAAACCAAAGCTTAAACCATTCGTTAGTACCGGGTTTGATATTTTTTTTACGTTGTATCTGTGCCTTTTCGGTGCCAGTAACACTCATGTTCTCAGGAACATAAGTTGTGAACCCTGTAAACTTATTTTTAATACCAGCAAGGTGTTGTAAGTCTTCTATATTCATTTTATTCTAGGTTCTACTGATCTCGGATTTTTTGATATCATTGGTCTTGGACGAAGATCCAAATTTGGCTTTAGTTTGTTAGCTTGTCTTATTTTTCCCGGAGTAGGCTTACCAGCAATAGGACCAGGATCAACAGGAGGTTTTTCTTTAGTCATCGGCGGTTCAGGTCGTTTTGCATCTGGATCAATGCCTTTGAATTTTCTATAAGCCTTTTTAAATACATTATATGTTAGTTTTACACCTTTAAGACCAGCTAGTGTCATAAGACCGTTTGCAGCATCGGCACCTAGTTTGTCTATAAGTTGGTCTTTGGTGATTTCTTTTTTCTCAAACTTTTTAAGAGCTTTGTACATTTGATAAGCTGTGTAAGTTACATTTGCTACTTCAAATACTCCTATTATCATAGGAATAATTGCTGGACCTGCTTCATTAAGTTTTGCTTCATTAATTTTATAACATTCACAATGTTCACAGTCTTTACCACATGTACATTCTGTAACAGGTTCGCCGCAACATTTCTTGCTGCACATTTCAACACCATCTTTTGTCCATGTTTTTTTAGATTCTAAAATGTAATCACCATCTCTGTGCATCTTAATACCAGACATTCCTTTTAGCATTGCTGGCGTAAGATTAACATCCATCTTTTTTGCAACTGCTTTAAGCGGATCAAACCCTGCGGCACCACCTTCATCTTTTAGTTTTTTCTTTAGTGCTGTAAGAACCTTGTTCATATTAGGCTTTGTTTCTTTAGCTTCTGTTATCTCAAATATTTTCATTTCTTTTTTCCTGATTTCATATTAGCACACCAGTGATACATTTTAGCCTTCTCACCACTTGCATTTTTAGCACGTTTGCGTAACTGTGTTACTGTGCCATTACAACTAGCACCCGACTTCTTTACTCTACCAGGTCTGCTTTTGCCTTTTTTCTTACCGTCAGCAAAGTTTTCAGGTACTGGTTCATATCCAGGCTCGTCTTTTTCCTTTGGATTAACAAGTAAAAAGTTTGTAGTACTTCCGGCATGTATAGATTTCTTTGTAAGTCTAAATCCTATTGCTGCTGCAAACTGTTTTCCAAATCTCTGATACAGTCGTTCTCGTCCTCCAGCATTTTCTTTACTTGCTGAAAACTCTATAGATTTTACAGGGTAATAAGTGAAATTATGGCTCATCTCTTTCCACCAGTCTTTAATAATTGCAATTACTGTAGCAAATATCTGATGTGCTCGGCCGCCACCGGTTGTGATGATTTCGCCATCTACTCTAAATTCAATCTCCCAATTACCATCTTCGTGAAAATCATTAATGAAGACTTGAAGTGTAGGTGCACCACGCACTGCACTTTTGCCTTCAAAATTAAATTCACTAGAATGGGCGATAGTATAAGGAAGTACACTATCCAATGACTCAGTAACGTCATCTGTTAATTTTTTCCTACGTCTGCGTCCTGAAGCTTTTGCTGCTTTATAACTTTTTTTATATTTTTTAGACTTTAATTTTTCGTCAATCTTTTGAGTACTTTCGCCGAGCAGTTGATCTTTTGTAGCTTTATATCCACTTTGTTTCCATTTTTGTTTTAATAAATTTAATTTTTTACCTAAGTCTGGGCCTTTTTTAAATCCAGCTTGTATAAGATCATTTCCATTAACTGGAAATACTGGTGCTTCAAAACTTTTAATATGGTTAGCAAAAATTTCGTACTTGCCTAACATTTGAGCCCATCTATACAGTAGTATTTTTGGAGTTCCATCAACTATCATATCTGACAGTATTTTTTCGTCTATAGGCGAATTTGCATGTTCAACTAAAAATTTAAGTATATTATTGTCAACATTACTAAGTTTCCAACGTTTGCCGATACTAGCATCGCCTAGTCTTGCAAGATTTACTAATTCGTAGTCGCCGTCAACCATTGCACTAATATTTTTATTAGATAATCCTATTGTTTTTAAAATTCCTGTACTAAACATTGCTGTTAGTATTTTTGCAATATTATTTCCAGATAAAATTTTACCCATTTCCATCCACACACGCTCAACACTTACTTTTGTAAGTCCTGTGGCGTTAGCTTTTATTGCTTGTAGTGTTTCTTTTTCAAATTTAGGATTATCAAGTCTACCTTGGAATCTAAAGTAGCGTAGTATACGCAAGTAATCTTCTTGTATACGCTCAGCAGGATCACCAACAAAGCGACTTACTTTATTTTGCAGGTCGTCCATGCCGTTGTGGTAATCAAATAAGTTTCCGTCAAAGTCCATACTCATAGCATTATATGTTAGGTCTCTGCGTAGTGCATCCTGTTCCCATGAACGCACAAATTCTACTGTAGCATGTCTGCCATCTGTTTCAGCATCAGAACGTAACGTGGTTATTTCAAATTCTTCACCGTTGATTATAGCAGTAATAGTACCATGTTCAATTCCTGAGGGTATGTGCTTGATACCAGCACTATCAAACATTTTCTGCATCTCTACAGGAGTTGCATCAGTGGCAAGATCGATATCCTTTGGTGCTTTGTTTAGTACAACATCTCTAACAGCACCGCCTACAATTCTTATTTCAAATTTATTCTTAGTAAATAGTTTGTTTAGCTGTTGCATTTCAGAAGTAATAGGTATTTTATACTCTTCACTTTCGTTAATGTTTTCTTTAATCTCGTATTTGTCTTTGTACATTTTCTCAATCTTACGACCTTCAAGTCCATAAACTCTTCCAATTTCAAATGCATAATGACCAATACTATGTCTATCGCCATGTTTTTGTACAAGCTTGTGAATAGATTCTAACATACTTTCTATAAAATCTTGATACTGTTTTTTTCTAATTCTTTGTAAAATTTCATCTTTTGTGGCCTCAGATACAGTTTTGTGTTGCGATTCGCTTGTGACTTTATTTGCTGCTTTTTCAGCATGTGGACCTTGTGGATGTTTAGGATTAATGTGTACAACATCTCCGTTCATCATATCACTTACACTAGCACTGCGTCCTACTTTATCTAATAACTGGTGTAGTGGATCATTGTCATCATACCCATCAGTTTCGTACCCTAATTTACCTCTAACTTCGCTGCGCCTACCTGTTTTAGTATCTTTAACATGTAATACCAGCATGTCAGCACTGCGGTCACGCTCGAGGCGAAGCATATATCCTTCTTGTAGGGTAACATCGTTAATCTTCATAATGTATTTATTCAGAAAAGATCTTTGTTGTTAATTTCTGTTAGGATTAACTCCTAGCGCAGGAACACCTAGTCTTAGTGCATCGTTTGGAGCATCTGCAACACTGTGAAATTCTAATGGAAATATATAGTTACCATCTTTATCACTTCGTACACTTCCGATTACATAACGTCCATGCCTTATTAGATCTAACGATGATATACTTCTTGCTGGCATCGCAAATACTGCGCCAGTGAATGACATTCCTGTATCATTACGCATTTTTTTATACACAACTTTTTTAAATCCTAAATCCGTTGCATCAGCACCCCATTCTTCATTGGCTATTACAAATGAAGGACCTTGATCTAGTTTGGCATAAAATGTATCTCCATACTCAGACCTTGTTGAAGCTTCAAGTTCTTGTCGAATAAAATCAACATTAATATTGATAGTTGCATTTGAACTAATTCTTTCGGCGTTAGATACAATCTGGTCGATCTTTTCCTTAGTCATATTAACGGCGTCTTGCTTGGATTTACCTTCACCTCTTAGATCACCGTATTCGTTTTCACCACGCATAGGTGCTGAAGTAAACACGCCACGTTGATTTGGCTCTTTATTAATAAAGATGTCATAGCCTTGATAGGTTGTTGCTTTTTCGTGTGTTCTGCTTCTGCGTACATTAAATTCGTCTAGCTGTACAATTTCATTCATCTTCATTTTGTTTCTCCTTGTTTTTTCATTAATTCTCTTGCATCAGCTGAAAGTGAAATATGATCTTGTTGTTTATATCGTGTGGGCGCCGGTGATGCCGTTTTTTTCTTAACTGGAAATATTGGGTTAGCTTTTCTATCCGATGTACGAGTAACTGGTTTTACTTTTTTTGTACCTAAAATACTTTCATCCATTGAAGCAACTCCTTTGCCCATTGCAAGATATTTTTTAACTATATCAAAATATAAATTTCCATTAATTTCTGCATCTATATCAACGCCTGACAATTTGGCAAATTCTTTAGGATTATTATTTTTTACTGCCATACGTAAGTCAGATGCACTGGTAATCCTAGGAGTAGGTATGTGTTGAATTTTAGAAAATTCATAATAACCATGCCGACCTTCAGATCCGTTGTATCTTTCAAGAGTGTTTATTACCCATGACTCGTCTGTGTATACTTTTAAATTAACCTGTCCATGATCATTGTATAATTTACTAGCTAAAGAAAACCAACTTTCGTGTGGCACAATATGACTAGCAACTTCGGGCATTATTAATTTCATTGCTTGAATTTTAATATTATATGGAAGAGGGTCTTTGTTTTCGCTGCCTTTACCAGTGTGTGTTTTTGGGCCAACCATTTCTGGATTAGTGCCTACATACCATGCATTATTTTTAGCAGCCATTTGCCATGCTGCTTTATGTCCTTTGTGTGGAGGATTAAACCTTCCAAATATAAGACCTACACTGTTAGTTGATTCAAACAACTGTCTAAGCTTCATTGTGGCGTCCACCTTTTTCTTGGGACAAGTTTAATATTGCCAAATTGTTTAGTATTGTCAGCATATCTTACTCGTCCTTCGCCATTAGTATCCCAAATATCACCTTGTTCGCCTTCTATTTGATCTATGACATTGTCTTTAGCATCTTGTATCTGTTTAACTAACGAAAAAATTATAGATAGCGGATCATTGTGTGTTGTACTATTTAGCTGTATTATTTTCTCTTGTTTTGGCTTACTAACCTTACTACCGCTTAGCCATTTTAAAAAGTCTTTTGTTCCTAGTCTATCAAGATATTTTAACTTTGCAGTTTGATTTACATAGGTATATATAATCTTCTTTAGATCACTTAGTCCTTTTACACCTTCTAGGAATCCATTTATTGCTTGATGATTGGCTTTTGCATATTGTTCAATGTCTTGTAGTTGACTAGTGTTAATTTCAATAGGTCTACTATTATATATAGGCTCTAACACAATTATTTTACTATTTGTATTAAATTCTGAAAAATTGTTTTTTGGTTGTTGTGCTGAATCAGGCAAGCCCCACTGAGAAAATTCAGCATGACCAACTACCATTATTTGTGCTTTGGATATGCGCTTGCCTAGCTCGCTGGACGACTTTACATGATATGCAGTTTCTGATCTTGGATTAGGAGAAAATGTATATACCCCGTCAACAGCAGCCTGTGGCTGTGTAAACAGTCCGTCACCGTATACAAATCCCTGATAATCTTTTGGAGTTGCAGCATTAAACAGTGGATACATGTTTGCAAAATCTTTTGCAAATTTTACACGTTGTTGTTTTTCTTCTGGAGTCTTTGGATTACCTGATTGGTTTGCTATAAAATCTTTGATAGCGTTAGGACTATCGCCTAGTACTCCTCGTGACCATTGATTGTGGCCTCCTAGTATTAGTGGACCGCCTGCACGTTCTCTGCCCCAGTATATTTGAGGATTGCCGTCCCATTTCATTCTAATTGAACGTGAACCTTTACTATCGGCAAAGTCTTTTAGATGTTCAACAGCTTCAATAGCACCTTGGGCACCATGAAAGAATACAAGATCTTCTAAATGATTAAAAGCTCTGCCTTGTTGTTTCGATTCCGAAATAATGCTGAATTCGGAGAAGCGCATAATTAGTATACCTTATTGCGAAAGTTTTCAATTTCATCGTTTAGTATTTTACTTATACACTCTTTCTTATCAGAGTTCAAGAGAAATTCTTCAGGTAATCTATTAATTTCGTATTTTTTTAAATATGATTCTACAGCAGAATCAACAATTGGAATCATATTTCTTTTATTATATTTTTTACCATCTTGTACACAATTTTGTACATTTAATAGTTCAGGATACAATGATTGTCTATAAAAATCTGGATCATTTTTCATATAGATTATAAGGTCTTCAACTTCATTAAACGGAAGTTCATCGCCCATTCTTAAGTCGTCAGTTGACCGATTATCAAAAATTTCATTTATTTTCATTTTATCTCTTCTTACCTAATTTAGCAATAGCATTTGCTATTGATCCTGAAAACTTTATTCCTGATTCTTTGTACATACTTTGCCTAACTACAGTACCGGCTTTTGGTTTCCAGTTTCCACTATTTGTACCTACTCCGGCGCCTGTATTCACATTATCATTACGTCCTTGTACATTAGATGATGCGCTACTTCTTCTTTGCAAAGCTGCCTTTGCTTGTCGTTTACGTAATTGTTCTGCCTTGCGTTGTTCAGCTGATTTATTAAGTTCTGCTGTTTTTGCAGCAATAGCAGTATCAACTCCGCCACGGTTACCAGCTGTGCCAGCATTGGCAGCTGCGCCACCGGTAGTGGTTATAGTTTGATCAGGTGCACCACTTAGTTTATCACTAACATCACCTTTGGTTTTTTGAAACTGTGCTTGTGTTGCTGCGGCATCGGCATCTTGTGCTGCTCTAGTTGCGGCTGCTGCCTTTTCTGCATCACTATCCTGACCAACTACATTACCTCGAGACTGTGCTGTACTTATTACATCAGATGCAGCCCCGATACCAGCGTCAGTTGAATCAACTGGCGCAACTGTTTTTACAGTTTGATCAGGTGCATTTTTTAGCTTATCACTAACATCACCTTTGGTTTTTTGAAACTGTGCTTGTGTTGCTGCTGAACTTGCATCTTGTTTTGCTTTTAAATCGGCTGCTGCTTTTTCAGCATCACTTTGTACACCAGTTACATTACCTGCTGCCATAGATTTGTTTACATTATCAGTTGCAGCATCGATGCCAGCGTCAGTTGAAACTACTGGAGCAGTTGTGGTTACAGTTTGATCAGGTTCAGGATCGCCTGTAGCCGCACCTGCTGCTGCACCTGCTGCTGCTGGTGCTTTGCCGCCTTTTGCTGATCCTGCTGCTTTTGTTTGTGCGGCTGTTGCAGCAATTTCTGCATCTTGGTCAATAGGTTCAGGACTAGCTTTATTCATAGATGCTAGTGTATTTGGACCTGCATCGCCATCAGCTGAAAGGCCGTATGCTTGCTGCATTGCTTTTACTGCTCTTGCTGTGCCTTTGCCATACCATCCGTCAGCTTTGCCTGCATCAAACCCGTTGTTGTTGAGCCATTGTTGCATTTGTTTAACTGCTGGAAGTTTTCTTTTGCCACCGCCGCTTGCTCTCCACAAGCTAGTAGAAGTATCAAATGTTGCTTCGTTCATCATGTTGATAATATCGTTTGCTAATGACTCTTGTTTGGTTCTGTTAATATATTTCTGTGCAGCGTTGCCTGAGACCGTTGGGTTTGTTGGCAGTTGACTAGGAGGTGCTAGGCCTTTAGGCGGTTGTGCAGTGTTTGCCTTAGGTGCTGCATTAGGTTTTACATTTGCCTTTGGTTGATCAGCTCTTGGTGTCTTTGGCCCCATCAATCTCTGTAGAATTTTAATATCAGCAGCAGTTAATACTTCACCAACTATTGGATAATCCGTCATTCCTGCCTTTTTCATTGCATCTACATGTGCCTGTGTTGCTAGTACTTCGTTAGGTTTCTTAGTAGCCGCGGCACTAGTGGCCGGAACCTTGGGTGGATCAGCTCTTGGTACTGCTATACTACCATCGCCACCGTTGTTAGCAGGTTTAGGATCGCCGCCTGCTGTTGTCATAGCAGCAGGTGTAGGAAATGATGTTGTATAACGTTTTAATGCACTATTAATAACAGTATCTAATCCAGGATCGGCTCCTAAGGCTCCTTGAATTTTTTTATACAATGCCTTTAGTTCTGCCATTTCTTCTGCGTTGAGTTTTTCTGTTAGCAATGTATTTTCAACTATTGAAATTAAATGTCTAAAATCAGTTCCAGCATTTTCAGGACTCTTAGTAAGTTTATCTAATAGTTCGTTAAATCTTTTTAAATTGTTAACAATAGACTCTGTTGTTCCAGCAGCAGCATCTGCAGCATCAAGAGCAGCCCCGGCTACTGTTCCAACATCATCAGCTGCGCCTTTTTTAGCATTACCAACTGGATCTGTTGTTCCAGCAGCAGCAGGTTGGTCAAGTGGTATTCCTTGATTACTAAACAAAGGACCGTCTGTATTCGTCGGTAGTGCAGATTTATTTGCCATCGCCGACGGCATTGGCAAGAGTAACAAATTATCTTTATCTCTGTTACCAAAGTCGCTAATGAATACAACATCGTGTGTGTCTTTAAGCTCTTGTGCTTTTTCTGAAGAATATTTAAAAACATAGTTCTTGAGGTTACCTACTAGTAGTCTTGATACTTCTCTAGGTTGATCTACAGTTCCTCTGCCGTCAGTTGGAGCATCGGACATTGCATCTAGTCCATCAGTGTCTTGTTGATCTTCTGGATCTTGTGGGTTTGCTATTTCGTGCATTTTACTAAGAGTGTTAGTGCCTGCATCTCCGTCAACTTTTAATCCATATTTTTTTTGAAAAGCCTGTATTGCTCGTGCAGTGCCTCTTCCGTACCACCCATCAACTTTGCCAGCATCAAATCCTTGATCATTAAGAAACTTCTGAACTTCTGCTACATCATCTAATTGTACTGAGCCTTTTTTACTCTTGGCCCAAAGACTTGGAGTATTAGGATCTACTCCAGTAATTTCTGTTAAACTACGTTTAGGTAACGAGTTAATGGCCGATAAACGATTGCCCATTTCTCTAATTTGTTCTGCTACTGATTTTACCATTTCCTACAACTCCAATATCTTGCTTTATGCCTGGGCCCAGGATTATCACAATTATGTCTAGCACGGAAACTTCTTCGACGTGCTGGGTTTGACTTTTTAATCTTTACGCCTTTTTGTCCAAAATTAACTTTTACTACATTACCATTTGGATTCTTTACATATACTTTAAATTTCTTAACATCGCCTGCCATAGGCTTGCCTAGTTTAACATTGCGACCTTGATACTCTGCTTCGTCTATTTGGTCATCTTCGTTGTACCACATAACGCCATAGTCTTCATAAAATTCATCATCATCTTCGTATGTGACTTCATCTGTTTCATCAAGTTCGTCGCCTGCACTTACTTCGATATCAAAGTCGCTATAACCAGCTTCAAACATCATATTTGCTAAGTTAGCAGCATACTCATCTGACTCGTGTTCACTTAATTGTTTTGGTAGTTCAATTTGAAAAACAGTAGCACCTTGTGCCGACTCATAAATTGCTTGACTTTCAAAAATACTTTCGTCAAGCAATTTTGGCTCTTTTTGTTTTTCCATTACTACTCTAATAAAATGTTCCATAAAAATTCCTAATGATTTAATAATATACTATTTATAGTACCATCTGTCCAGTTAGTAATTTTTATTCTAACCCAAACATAATTTCCAGTAAAATTATATATAAACGAACCGGTATTGTAAGTACTACTATCGTCAACACTTATCATTTGAGATGTAGTAATATTAAACCAATCTGCTTCAACTGGTGCATCAGCTAATGATGCCTGTGCGTCAATAGTTCCAATAAACCCAGTAACATTATATTGTACTGTGTGGAACCCGTCTGACCGACTATAATAGCCGTCACCTTTAAACTTGGATCCAGACACTGTTGATACAGTACTATCGCCTGGATGTGTTTGATTTGATAAAATTATTTCACTAGTAGATGCCATAATACTATTTATCTATTGTCGGCAGTAGATACCAATTTATCAATTCTTTGAATATTATTTCCAATTAACATTTGTAGTAACAGCACAAGTTTTTCATCAGTTACGTATATATAATATCCTTTAATCCATGCTGTACTATTAGAATTTAATATTTTTAAAAGCATATTTCCTATTTTTACTTTGTCTTTGTGATTTTTGATCCAGTTAAGTAAATGACTAGTAGTTTGTTTTTTCCCCGCAAATGTAATTTTATATGGAAACGGAATTATTTCGTTATTTGATAATATAATATTTTTGTTAGTTAATAGTAAATCAACATTTTCTAGGTTAGGTTTCCATAATTCAATATATGTTGTATCTAGTAATTCAGGATCAATCTCTATCATTTGATCAAGTAATTCGCAATTATTAGTGTACACTGAAAGAAGATTGTTTTCACATCTAATAATGTAATCATCATACTTCATTAAAATATTATACAGTATTCGACAAAGTTTAATATCATACTTGCTTAAATGTTTTTTTCGATATGACGAAACAAAAATTGAAACTGTTTCTCCACAGTCAGCAAGCTTTAATACTTCTTCAACTTGTCCAAGTTTTTTATTTGGCGACAAGGCTGTTCTAAATCTTGCCGCCAGATATGTACCTATCTGAATTTTGTAAAGATAAGTGTCATAAAAAAGTTTTTTTGTTTCAAACTTTTTCATTTTCAAGTACTTTAGAATTAATTACTATTGCTTTATCTTTAACATCGATATTTACAGTGCCGCCACCTTTTAATTCACCAAACAACATAAGACGACTTAGTGGACGTTTAATATCTTTATCAATTACACGCTGTAATGGACGAGCACCCATCTTAGGATCAAATCCTTTTTCAACAAGTAGATCAAGTGCTTCATTAGATACTGTAATTTTAATATCTTTGTTGTTCACTTGCTCGCGTAGTTCACTTAAGAACTTACCAACAATCTTCATCATAACTGGTTTACCAAGTTTAGCAAATGTAATAACGCTATCTAATCTATTTCTAAATTCTGGAGCAAAAAATTTCTTTACTTCGGTGTCTTCATAATCATTTTCTGCTGCGCCGCTAAATCCAATTGTATTCTTTTCTGCTTCTTTAGCACCAAGATTAGTTGTGAGAATTAATACACAGTTACGTGCATCGGCTTCTTTACCATTTGATCCTGTAACTTTTCCGTTATCCATTAACTGTAATAGTACAGAGCTAACATCAGGGTGTGCTTTTTCAATTTCGTCAAGCAGTAGTACACAGTTAGGATTTTCTTGTAGTTTAACAATAAGCTGACCAGCATTATCATCAAACCCAACATATCCTGGAGGCGCACCAATAAACTTAGCTACACTGTGCTTTTCTTGGTATTCACTCATATCAAATCTTACAAGTTTAACACCAAGATGATGGGCTAACTGTTTTGCAGTCTCAGTTTTACCAGTACCAGTTGGACCCATGAATACAAATGATCCAATCATTTTGTCGTCTGCTTTTAGCCCTGCTTGATTAATAAGTATTTTATCAACTACAGATTCAATAGCATTATCTTGCCCATATACACTGCCTTTTAAATTAGTTTCAAGATTAACTAAATTTTCAGTTTCAGTTTCAGCAACCTGCTCTTCTGGAACCTTAATCATTTTTGAAAGTTCAAATTGAACATTACTAGCTTCTACAATTTTGTTTTCTGTTTGTTCATTAACTTTGAAACGAGAACATGCTACATCAATTAAATCAATTGCTTTGTCAGGTAGTTTTTTATCAGGCTGATATTTAACACTTAGACTTACTGCTTCGGCAATTGCTTCATCGGTAATTTCAACTTCGTGAAACTCTTCATAATATTTTTTAATACCTTGCAAAATTTCAATACTCATTTGTGTACTAGGTTCGTCAATGGTTACACGCTGGAACCGCCGCATTAACGCACGATCTTTTTCAAAGTACTTTCTATATTCTTCCCAAGTAGTTGAAGCAACCACTTTAATATTACCTTTAGCAAGAGCAGGTTTCAACATATTTGCCAGGTCATTACCACCATTGCCGCCATTACCGGCACCATTTATCATATGTGCTTCGTCGATAAACATAATAGTTTTGCCTTTTTTCTGTAAGGCTTGTAATACTAGTTTAAATCTTTCTTCAAAGTCGCCTCGATATTTAGATCCAGCAATCATTGAACCAATATCAAGACTATAAACGTTATATTCTTTTAAAAATTCTGGAACCATTCCATTTACAATTTTCCAAGAAATACCTTCTGCAATTGCAGTTTTGCCAACTCCAGGATCGCCGATAATAAGAGCATTAGATTTAGTACGTCTTCCTAATGCTAGTGTAACTTGTTCAATTTCGTCTTCGCGCCCAATTACAGGATCAATTTTTCCGCTTTTAACGTCTTCATTTAAATCACTTGTAAATGCTTTAAGTGCTTTATTAGCATTACCTTGATCTTCTAACTCCATATCGTCTTCATTATGGTCATCGTTGCCAACAAACTTAATAAAATTTTCTTTAGAAATTTCTGCTTGCTGTGTGACAAAAAATGCATACGACCGTTTTTCAGATAATATACTAATAAATACATCTACAATTTCAATTGTAGTACGTCCTTGAAATAATACTTGAGCAAATGCTCGATTTAGTACACGTTCAACACTATTAGTTTTTTTTGGTTTGTATTTCTTTTCATCTGTTTTAATATCGTCTAGTTTAGTTTTAAGGTGATTCTCCAGATTTACTCTCATTAAATCAGTATCAGCTTCAAAGTCTTGAATTAATTTTTCAAAACTTTCTTCGCACAACATTGCAAACAAAAGATGTTCTAATGTTACATATTCGTGTTTTAGTTTTTTTGCATCATTAATTGCTTTATCAAACACTGTTTGAAGAGACACACTTGGTTCTACCATTCTTTATCCTTTTAATTTACTAGTTCTATATAATTTAACATAAGTTCTTATGATTGTCAATCTATATTTGGAGATGTTGCTTGATCAGTTGTATTTGGTTAATTAAATTTGGATCAGACGTTGTAGGAACAATTGGATGTATAGCAACGTACAAATTACCAGGTTGTCGGGTGTTAGGATTAAGCAATCCGTACCCAGGAACTTTTAGCATTTGGTTAGGTTGAAATCCAGGAGGTATACTAATATTAACAGATTGGTTGTCTAATGTAGTTATTAAAACTTCTACACCGACAATAAGATCCAATACTGATATATTTTTAGTAATACGTAAATCACTACCACTTCTTTCAAATTCTGGATGTTTGTTAATTATAATTGTTACTAACAGGTCACCTCTTGGAATACTGCTATGAGAATTATCACCAAGCCCTTTTATTCGAAGAGTGCCGCCGTTGTCCACACCAGGCGGAATAGAAATGTTTGCCTGTGTCTGGCCGCCATTAAACGTACTGTATTGTATATTGAGATTTTTACCATTAAGTACATCAATTAAATCAAGTGTTACACTAACTGTAATATCTCTATTACGCTGAGGCTGGTGTCTTTGTTGAAAAAAAGAATGAAAAACATCATTTACATTACCTGTATTAAAATGAAATTGTTGTTGCATAGGCGGTGCATCGTATTCTGCCCGCCTCTGTGTATCTTTTAGTGTTTCGTATGCTTCGTTAACCTGTTGAAGTCTAGCAGCATCCCCACCGTGGTCGGGATGATGTTCTTTTGCTAATTTTCTATAAGCTCTTTTTATATCTTGAGCTGTGGCTGCTTTATTAACGCCTAATATATTGTAATAGTCCATACTACTACTTATTAATCAAGATTTTATTTTTTACTAGTTCCGGTATATAATCCAAACCAGGCTGCACCAGCACCGACAACAATACTAACAAGTCCGCTTTGTTCAAAACTTGGAGCAGGTAAGCTCATAAACCATATTACTACTTTGTATAGTAGTACAATATAAACAGTTAAAAATGCTCTTGGAAAAATTCTCCAAGCGTCAACTGCTCTAGCCATATGAATAAGTCTTGCATACGGGTTAGGACCCATATCTTTTACACTAGTGTCTACTTCTAGATCTAGTTTAATTTTTCGAGTAGTCGAATCGTCAGTTGAAACAACTGTTGCTTCATATGTTGGTATTTCTTTAGCTACAGGCACTGCTTCGGCCTTTGGTTTTTCTAAATCTTCAAGTGTTTTACGTGGCATATTAGCCCTCCCAATTTTCTATATGCTTAACATATTCTGACATTGAATGGTCGGAAAAATTATCAATTTTTCCTTTTTTAATTCCCATCCACATTCCTCTATATTGATCTTTTATTCTTTGCCATGCTGTTAATGGTCTTAAATTGCCATATGCATTAATATAATGTTCTTGACCGCAATGTCTAAATCCCATGATCCGCAATGGAACTCTTGTAACAATATCATTATTGTTTACCCATCTATAGTGTTTGGTGCAAAAACTTTTTACATAAGTTGGCCAGCCAACTCTTGGAGAACCAAATGTATGTAATTCAATAGGATTATTTAAATCAATGTTATATTCAGCTCTATTTGCCATAATTGTAGCCATTGCTGCACCTAATGAATGACCGCATATCCACAAGTCTTTAGTAACATTTGTTTTACGAATAATATCTTCTTGTACCATTGGCCAGATGTCGTCAACTTCTGTTTTAAATCCTTTGTGAACTCGCGAAACTGTTTCGGCCATAACTGGAATAGCTCGCAAATCAGCTTTAATATCATTAAATGCAGTAGGTTCTGTACCTCTACATGCAATTACTAGATCAGTTTTATTTTGAAATCGCCAAGCTTGAGCACCACCCTTGTTATAAAATTCAATAGTTGTAAACCCTAGTTTTTTTGCTTGTTTAGTAGCATCATTACTATAAGCTAATTCTGCTAGTTTTGCAAATAATAGGCTACGTTCCTTTAGTGTCTTTTCTTTTATCATGTTTGCCCTCTAATTTTTTTAATCGAATTTCAATTTCGTCTATCTTTTTAGTTACATGCGGGTACTTTTTCCGCCAAGCATCGTCTGGTTGTTGTAGCCAAGTCCAACCCCAACGACTAACCAACCAATCAACTGTTAAGTCAAATTTAGAATATAACCATAGCCCTAACCGTGTGCCTTGGAAGTATGTTGAAAATGCAAGACCAAATAACGATCCAATTAACGCTGTATAAATCCACAGACGATCGTCTGTCATTCTTTCAATCATATCCCACATAGTAATCCCTCAATTTATCTATCTGTATTTATTCTATAGTTTCGTTAGATGTAAGTGCATTTTCGTAATACACAATAATTTTAGATTGTTGATCTAAGTATCTTCGTAGATCAGCAACATTTAGTGCAAGATTTTCGTAATCCTTCATAGAAAGTACAACATAAGCAAGTTCGCCATGCTCGTCAGTAAAATCTTTTACAAATTTTTCATAATTGTCTTTAGTCACAACGTAGATACGAGTGTCAACTAAATCAATTGGTTTTGGCCGGCTTGCTATCGGTACTGATACTTTCTGTATCTGTGTTACTATCTTCACTTCCGGCTCTGGTTTTAGACCGCAACCAGTTAGGAAGAGGAGTACTGCCGTCGCCGCCAGTACTAGTTTCAAGCTCGCGCCATAGTTTAGCTGTAGCACCATTCATCCTTTCTTCTAAATTATCGCTATCTCTAATAGCATCTTGTACTAAGTCTAATTGACGTAGTCGTTTTCGTAAATTATCACCATACTCCTCGGCTATTTGTAAATCAGATTGTAGTCGGGCAGTACGCTCTGCATTTTCCACAGCTTCTTCTTGTAGTAACTTGATACTAGACTCAGCAGTGTCAACAGCTACTTCGAGTTTTGCGTTATTACCGTGCAATACAGCAATGCGCTCTTGTGTTTGTTTGTAATACCACGAACCTACACCGCCCATTGCCAATGTTAACATAAAAAATACAATAGCTAACTTTGCACCCATCCTACCTATCCTAGTAACTTTCCCAAAGTTTTTGGCCCAACTATTCCGTCAGCAGTTAGTCCATTTGTTTTCTGCCATTTTTTAATAACACGTTCGGTACCTGGCCCAAAAATTCCGTCTGCAGGAGAAATACCAAGCTTTTCTTGTACTTCGGCTACAAGTTGTCCACGTGACCCTTTGCGCACTGTTTGATTGTAGTCAGTTTCTGGTTCTTCGTATCCGCCACCTAGTACATCAAGTGCATGAATATAATGTTTTTTACGATCTTCAAGACCAATTGTTCCGCCATTAATTCTTTTGGTCATACCAACAATATCTTGATTATCGCAATATTTGTTTATGTTATTAGTATCCCAGAACCAACATGCTGAATCCAGCGCACCTTTTTTAGTACGCACATATTCAACTGCATCAGTTGGATTCATTTCAACTGCTTCGCTGAATTTTGTATAATTATATCTGCCTGTAAGTTGCAGTATGCCGCCGCCCCGAAATCTCCAACCGTCACCAGAAGCGGTGTTGCCGTTGTCCATTCTGCTTGCGTAAATAACGTTAGCAATTTTTTCAGGTTGTCTATGATAATCATTTGCATCTCTTCCAGCACGTTTAAAATATTTTGGAAAAATAGTATTAAGTGCTTTTGCACTATAATTTAAGTTTTCGCTTAGTACACGAAATCCAGCAGATTCGTGTCCACATTGTGCTACAAATCCAGCAACACGTTCAATAGTATCTACTTCCCAGAGTGGCAATATTTCGCACATTGCATGATACCAATCTTTCCAATCATCTCTGTGGATTAACTCTTCGGCCATCCACTCTTCAAATTCAAATTTAAAATGTTCTTTTGCCATTATTTATTTTCCTCTAAGTTGGTGCAATTTTTACAACTGCATTGGTCACAAATTTTAGTTGTTATTGGTGGACTGTCGTAGTTTTGTAAATCTTGATAATATGGTAGTCCACAATGAGATATTCTTCCGCAATTTTGACAATAAGATATTCTGTTATGTTCTTTCAACAACTAGGGTATAATCCTTATTTTCAAAGGTTAATGTTTTGTTACCATATTTAGTAACATTGTAGTCTCCGATATATTTTGTTAAAAACAATATTTCTGCATAATCATTCATGTTTATACGATCGGTAATACTTTCGTATATATCGTTAGTTTTGCCAAAGTCCTTGATTACTAAGGAAACAGGATTAGCATATGCTTTTTTTAATGTAAGTATATTATCATTAAGTGACACTTCATTTAAAAAACTTTTGTTAAAAAAATTATCAGTATTATTTAAGTTTGATTCTGAAACAATTGAATCGTACAT